GGACATTGACGCATGCTAAGTCGGCAAGTGCGCCGGTCGCCGCCATTTTCAGCTGCGTGAAGAAAGTGATCGGTGCTCCGAAGTGTGACACAACTGACGAAGCTGTCGGGCACCTTATTTCTACGATTCCCGTCGTCGTTTCGGCGGTAAGCGCAGCGATTACTGCGAAGTCACTTGTCCCACTTTTTTCCCGCAAGTCCTCACTGTTCGAGGACTTTGTCGAGGTGCGTGCGGCATACGACTTGCACAAGACTGGCCAGTACCCTAACACAGTGTTTGACAGCCGCGACGCCTTTGTAAGGGCGCTAGCGTCGGTCCATAAGCGGTTCGGTGATGAGGCCAAGCAGCGCGTCATCCCGACAGAGGTCAAACAACACCTCGTGACGATCAACAACATGTATAACGAGGTTGTTAATGATCTGTCTAGCAAGTTTCGCGAGGCGCCGTACGCCGTCGCTATCGTTGGGGGCTCCGGCATTGGGAAGTCCGTTCTCACTAGGTACATTGCTGAACGCATCATCAGAGCCGATGGTGGCAACCCATTGACCAGAGCAGATATCTACGTCCAGCAACCCACCGATAAGTTTGCCTCGGGGTATGACATGAGCAAGCGCGTTGTGGTATTGGACGATTTGTGCAATCAGAAAGCGACCCAGGGCTGTGCACTGCCGTGTATTCCCACCGCCGTTATTATCGACACCATCAACAATGTCATGACCCCTACCAATCAAGCTGACCTTTCCAACAAGGGGAAGATTTTTTGGAATCCACGGGTCGTGATAGCCACGTCGAATGTGCTTAACTTGGGTGCCCATTTACATTCCAACGAACCCGTGTCCGTTTTGCGCAGGTTCAATTGGTTTGTTGAGCCGACGGTGCGTGAGGATTGCCGCGCTCCCGGCAGTACCGGTTTGGATTCCACGAGGGATTTTTCCCAAGCCCCTATAAATGATGTGTGGACTTTCAACGTTTACCGTTGGGTCCCCGCAGCCAGCGACAACAACATGCGCAAGGCGTATTGCGACGAGCTCAGCCGCGATTGTAATGTTTTCGACCTCCTCGCTTTCTTTGAGCGAGATTCAGCTGCTTTCTACGCGAGGCAGCGTCAGTTGTCAGAGACCATTGACACACAAGAGCACGTCAAGTACGACATTGGTGCTTTGCGCGATATGGCTGCCAACGTCCATGTGCGTGGCGAGCACCAAATGTTTTCCTTTGCACCTGGGGAGGTGCCGGATGAGGCTCTTCCCTCCGACGACGGCGTGGAGTGTCTTGGTGAGCAATTCGTGGGCGGGGGAGTCCCCGCGTACGAGAGCCCTGTCCCCAGACCAGTCCGCCGCCGCTCCGCACCTGCAAACGTCGATGCGCAAGTGTTCCGTTCTAGGGAGGAGTACGAGCGCGCACGGGCATTTGACGATTGCGCTGCGGTGCAGGCCGGCAGCATTCGTGCAGTGCGACGGGCCCAAGTTGTGGCCGATATCCGCGCTTTCTTTGGACCGGCGAGTGACGCTTTCACAGCTTTCTCACGTTGTGTGGCCGAACGAGTCGATCCCCTCGTGGCCGTCCACGTAGCGTTACTGCTACTAGTTATGGTGTACCCAGTGTGCCTCGTCCCCGTGTTCATTCATTTGTACACGTGCCATCGTTTAGGAGTAGTCACGCACCGTGTTGTCAAACACACTACCGTGGGCGTTGCTGCCGTAAGCAGCGGCGTCGCATTCGTTGCGTGGTTGGCACTACGCAACAGTCGAGTGGCCCGGGGGGAGCAGCAAGGTGTCGTGGAGTTTACCATGGGTGAACAGTCGAATACTATACAAGGAGGACCACCCGCGCCGGAAGCCTCGTCTACAACTACCATCGCGAACTTGAGCAACGCTGTGTCTAAGCGCACTATTTACGTCAGGATGTGCGCGGGCAGGTCCGTGTCCATTGCCATTTTGACTCCCCTTAAAACTGGGTTGTACGTGGGCAACTACCATACGTTTCAGCCTATTTTGGCGGAGGCAGAACGACTGGGCGAGTTCCAGGCGGTGTTCACGCGACTGAAAGGAGCGCCACAATCCCACACTGTCCCATTCTCAAATCTGTGGTCCCCGGGGTATGATAGTGCCGATGTTATGTTCGTCAAATTGGCGGGCCCCGCTGAGGCTGATATCACTTCGTATTTGATGCCTCATGCGTGGTTGCGTGCGATGGGTGCCGGTCAACAGGTGCCCATTCGTGATTCCAACATGAGGTTGTTGCGCGCCCCGGTGGCCTGCAAGATTGGCTTGGAGGACGCTAGAGGTCAACTCAAACTCGTCGAGGCACAGACCCATGGACAACCACGCCTGATTTCTTGTCGTTTCGAAGGGGCCCCAGGGCCACTCAAGATGATTGGGACTCAGTGCCTTGCGATGACCGAGAAGGGGGATTGTGGTTCCCCGTATTTTCTCCGCACGAAACAGGGCTCCGGTGGTGGCACGTACTTGGCTGGTTTGATGGCCGGGCGTGTATCGCTCGGGTCCCAATACAGCTTGGCCATTGCTCCTCTTACCGATATGCTTGTGGCTAATGCTATCGACGCGTTGCAGACCACTCAGCACCAAGCCTCTTCCCCCTTGTTCGGCTTGACGTGCGATATGCGCTTGTCGCCCTCCCGGCAACATTCCAAGCTCCCGGTTCCTGATGGCGTGGTCCTGCTCGGAACGCTAACAAACGCTCAGGGGGTGAACACGAGTTCGCTCAACACATTTCACTCGAAGCTGAAGTTCTCGCCTTTTTGCGACCTGCCCGCCGTTGTCGAACAATTGGGGCCAGTAGCGCATAAGTTTCCTCCTAACGCCAAGTCCACCGAGCATTTTGCTCGTGTCCTGCGCCGTATGGAACGCAATCAAGCGGAGAGAACGGACTCCGAGCGGTTGGCGGTCGACGACCTCAGGGGCCAACTGATAAATGTCATCTCGAGGGTGGGTGGAGACGCCCGCCCAATGACGCTGTTTGAAGCCATAAACGGCACCGAGGAGGTCGCGGCCTATCCCATGGACACGTCGCCGGGATTCGGCTTTAAGGGCCAGAAGTTGCAGTACTTCGAACTGGCATGTGCTCGGGGCGGGTGCGATGATTCGGCGTGCGCGCGTTATCACCCAACCCTCGAGGAATATATGGTGCCTGGACGGGTGGACAACTACTACCCTGGCCCTGAGCTTCTGGCACAGATCAAAGAACTTCGGGTTCGCCTACTGGCAGGCGACACCGATTTAGCGGTGTTCCGTGCGGCACTGAAGGATGAGGCAGTTGCCATGTCAAAGGAGAAAATACGGGTCTTCTTTGTTGGTATGATGAGTTGGAATATCCTCGTCCGCCAGCTGTACTCCCCTCTCTTCGCCCTCTTGAAAAGAGACAGGCTTGGATCAGAGTGCGCTGTCGGTATGGATGTTTTGTCATCGGATTGGGGCCAGTTAATGGAGCACCTCAATGAGTACAACGCCGACGAGCGCCTCGCTGGGGACTACAGCGAATACGATCTTTCTATTATTGATCGGTTGATTGGTTATGCGTACTCTATTATGCGCGACCTCGGGGAAGTTGCGTCTTGGGATGCTACGTCGTTAGGTTTGATGGCTGGCATTGGTACAAATATGGTGAACCCGGTTTATATTGTGTTGGGCATGGTTGTGCGAGCCAATGGTACCAACCCGTCCGGCGTTGCCATTACGACGCTGATTAATTCGTTGGTGAATAGTTTGATCCACCGCATCGCCTTCTACGACCTTAACCCGTACGTTCCCGTGGTGGAGGGCGCCGATGGGTTGTTCCCCTTTCAGAGGAGCGTGCGCTTGAGCACGTTTGGTGACGACGTTTTAGGTGCCTCGCGGGACGTTTCGGGCGTGGGCGCGATCGACAATCTCGATGTCCAGGTGGTCGCGGCCCGACTGGGGATGAAGTTCGGACCTATCGATAAGGAGACGACTTATCTTCCCCCGTACTATGGGGTTGGAGAAGTGACTTTCCTTAAGTGTTCTGACACTTTTGTCCCACGACTCGACCGTCGGGCTGGGATGATTGCCCAGAGCTCGGTTCGCAAGTGTCTCACGTTCGAACGCAATATGGACTTCGAGGCTCGGCGAAATACCGCCGAGTCCGCTCTCCGGTTGTTCTACGTGAGAGCGGTGGTAGAGGGCCGAGAAGATGCTTTCAACCAACTGCGCGAACAATTTCTCGAGGCTTTATCCCCTGGCACCGAAAATGCTGTCGAACGGGAGGGTTTGCTTCCGGATCTCGAGAGAATCACCGAAGGGCTTATGTCTGCGGACAAAGCTTCGCCAGCGGCGTGCCTCGACGACGTGTGGGAAACCGTTTAGACTCGCCTTGTGATGCATATTTTGTCGGTGTGAATGTTGCATGTTTAGAAAATAAAATTAAAAATAAATTTCTGCTGATCCTCTCAGTACGGTTGGTGTTTGCACACTACTTTCAAAACTTACCATGGAAGAGACAAAAGGAGATAACGTTATTACACTGCTGGATGACGCGAAGAATGTTGCGATGAACGATCTGATGACACAAGATTCGTTGGACCCCGTTGGGACGCCCGACATGGGAAGTATGCCTGTTGTCAATGACACTAGCGAAATTTCACGGTTTTTGTCCCGCGAGGTTTTGATCGGGTCGTACACGTGGAACGTCGGCACGGTTCCCTTCCACCGACTGGACCCGTGGACCTTGTTTTTGACCAAGCCCGCGGTAGCGGAGAAGATCAAGTACTTCTCTCGACTCCGTGGGAATTTGTGTTTGCGCCTTAACATCAGTGCCACCCCGTTTCATTATGGGTCTGCCATGGCGACGTATCGACCGCATCCTGGTCTAACCTCTACCGCGGACCCGCAATATAATTTGGCCGTGTCGCTCGCGGCCGCCGCCCATGCGACCAACCTTAAGGTGGTGGAATCACAATTGGTCGGCACGCGGTTTCAACCGTGTTATGACCACACTGTGAGCCTTATGTGCCCGTACATACATTACCGACCGGGTATTGAGATCGCATACGGGGATTACTCGACTGTTGGGACGTTTTCCATTATCGGGTTGACCAACCTCCAACATGCCAATGGCGGCACGAACCCCGTGAGCATTGAGGTGTTCGCGTGCATGCAGGATGTGGTCTTGGATGTGCCTACGGCTATTGCCCAAGGTTTTTCCCTTGAGGAGGCCGCGAAAAAGGTCACCAATATTATTAATGCTGGGGCTATGGCCACGAAGATGGCCGCCGAGTGGCAGCCGACCGTCATGAACGCTATCGCGATGCTAGGGTTTTCACGACCGCTGACGCACGACGCGCCTTCGTCGGTGCGGACCATTCCGTTCCAGTTGGCGAATTATGACCTACCCGACACGTCCGAGCGGTTGGCCTTGTCGGCCAATTCGGAGGCGCAACTTGATGGCGTTGATGTTGGTGTCTCCAAGGAGGACCCACTTATGGTGAACGAGATTGCGGGGAGGAACTCATTTATCGCAAGTGCTGCGTGGAACACAACCGACGCCCGCGGGGCTTTTCTCGTTGGCTCATTTGTGACACCCCAGCAGCAGTCCGTGTCCACGTACACCAAGGTTGGCGAATACACGTATGGCACGACCACTCATGCGTGCCAAACGCCGGTGGCGCTGGCGGCGTCGGTATTTACCCACTGGAGGTGTGACATGGTCTACACTTTCACGGTGGTGGCTTCTCCTTACCATAAGGGGCGCCTACGTGTGTGGTACGACCCGAATCCGTCCAGTATTTTGTCTCCGGAATACAATCTTGCCAACTCTACGATCATTAATTTGGCCGAAGAATCGAGCGCTGAGATTCGGATTCCTTGGCAAAATGTTCGCGATGCCGCCCGCACGGAAAATAGCTTCCACATTAACACGACGTCGGATTCTGCTTTGCTCGCTTTTCGCGCGCCTCTCATTCCGCGCGATGTGTGCAATGGCATCATCGTGTGCGAGGTGCTCAACCCGCTCACTGCCCCGGTCGATGGTGCAGGCGTCACGGTCGTTGTGGACGTCCGCGCTGCCAATTTTGTGGGTTTCGGACCTGAGATGCCCCGTGACCCTGCGGACCGGTCGACCGTCGTTGCGTCTGATATGATGGCTGTCGCGTACACGCCTCTGTCGTACGACGTTTCTTGTGGCGATGCCGTTGCGTCTTTCCGCCAGCTTTTCAAGCGGTATTCCCAAGAGTATGCGTTCCAAGCGCGATCGCAGTCCACCGAGGGTCCCGGTAGGCAGGTTGAGACCTTGTTGCCCATTGTTTTCCCTCCTCCTGGGCAGACGCACACCGCGGACCACGCGCTTGACGCTGCTTACGCGTCGCACAACGTTAATTTCACGTCGTGGTCTTTCCGTTCATATATCTCGCAGGCCTTTGCGCTTTGTCGTGGATCTATAAGGTGGAAGGTCGCGATGGGGTCCAAGAATGGCGTGTCGATTGGGCCCACCACATGCGCTGTTGCACGGTACCATGGCACGCGCGAGGAGTTCGGTGGCGTCAACCATCGTAAGTCCTACCGCCGGAGCGGGGCGTTGAACGCGTCGTTCGTAAATGAGAGTGTCACGGCTCGCGAATTGAGACGTGGCGTCATCGGTGATGAAGGCATGCAGATGACGACGTTTGGTGGCACCGACGAAACGTCAACGCTTGACGTGGAGTTCCCATTCGTCTCTGGATACAGAGCCTACAACCCCCGCGCGTTTATTAATAGTGTCGACGACGATCGCGCTCACATGAACGCCGTCGTTGTCGGCGACATAGGTGACACCGTCGACACGTCATACTACGTGGCTCGCGTGTATACGGCCGCAGGGGAGGACTATAACGTCTTTTATTTCCTTCACGCCCCCGCTATCTTGGCTTCAATGCCGACAATTACATAGATAGCGCACGATGCATGTTTACATGCTCGAAACTTTAATACTTTGTTTGGCAATTACTAATACATCTCATATCTTTTATATTTTTACATATTTGGAAATATTCGGAAAAAAGTTTTGATGAATGTTGTGCAATTGCATAAATGTTTTTC